AAAAGTCAAAAGATGATATCAAGATATATCAACATCAAGATTCAGTGGATGAACCATCAGAAAATATAGAATCTGTGGTAGAACAGGCAAAAAAAGAAGCTGAAGAAGAAGTTAAGAATGAAAAAATAATTAGAGAGATAGTTACTGAAATTAAAGAAGTGCCTGTGGAAAAAATAGTAGAAAAAGAAGTTATACAAGAAGTTTCATCTAATAAAGGACCACACTTTAGTTTTTAATAAAAATAAAATTATTATTTTTGAATAAAAATGTTGTTTTTAACTTAATATCCTATATATTTAGATATCAGTCTAAACTATATATATGGATATCGCAGATATTAAAGAAATGATGTCGCTTCTAAATGAAGCAAAGAACCGTGAAAACTGGGATTTAGTTGATGATGTATTGGATTATATGTCAGATTATTTGGAGGATGATACTGATTTATCAGAATAAAGATTATGATAATTATACTGTCAGTATTATTGACCGCTTCTATTTGTGCTAACATATTTTTAGGTTATGCATTAGATGTCAATCTTGATAAAATAGAAACATACCAAAATTGGTTGTTAGACATTAAAAAAGAAGTATCCGTCACATATTCAAAATTAAAAGATTTAGATGATAAGCAGATGTTTGAAAAAGATGATGATGTAGGTTTTGTTTTTTCTGAGATAATTAAATTAATTGAAAAATTAAAGGAAAGGGCTGAATGAAAAATTCAAAAACTGTTGGACTTAAATCAAATAAAAAAACAATACATATTAAAAATAAATTAGATAAAAAAGTAATTAAACCAAAGAAAAAGATTCAGGAAAAAACAAATAAAGTATCAAAAAAAATTGTTGAACAAAAAAAATTGAAAGATAGTATTGTAACAATCACTCCTGAGATTGTATCTCAACCAAAAAAGAGAAAAAAGAAGAGCGGAGAAAAAATGTATTTTACTACAGATACTGAAAAGTCTATCATCCAGTATAATAAGGAACAGTCTATGGATATTAGAAATAAAATTTATGAGGAACAAATTAAACGTTGTTTTGATAAACTAGTAGAAAATGTATTTAATACATTTAAATTTACATATTTTGATAACAGTCCTATAGAAATTCAAAAAGAAACAATTGCACATTTAGTTGCAAATATGCATAAATTTGAAGAAGGTAAAGGTAAGGCCTTTAGTTATTTCAGTATAGTTGCCAAAAACTATTTAATATTCCACAACAATAACAATTATAAGAGATTCAATCAACACGTTGATATCTCTGATACTCCAAGTGATACTACTGTTTGTTTACAAACTACTGATGCTTATCATGATGATTTGGAAACAAGTGAGTTTATGAAATTGATGGTTGATTATTGGGAGAAAAATATTGGTAAAATATTTACAAAACAACGTGATTTAAATATTGCCAACGCAGTAATTGAATTATTCAGAAACAGTGACAGAATTGATTCTTTCAATAAAAAAGCGTTATATTTGTATATCAGAGAAATATCTTCTTGTAAAACTCAACAGATTACCAAAGTAATTAATAAGATGAAACAGTACCAAAATACTATTACTAAATCTTATTCTGATAGAGGAACATTAAAACAAGAGATGTGCGCTAGATAAATTTAAGTAAAACGTGGTATTTTCAATATTTATAGTCATGGACTTAGATTTTGAATTATATAAGGGTAAAAAATACTCTAGTTTACTTAAAGATGTGGTTGTTAATTCTGAACAGAAGAAGGACCAAATTGATATTTTGGTATCTGATCTTCGAAGTATGATTAAAACCGCTAATGATGCAATAGTAGTTGTACCACTAATTAAGGATTATTTGGACGTTTCAGTCAGAAATGATGAACAACTTGTCAAATTAGCCGCAGTGGTACAACGTATTATTAGCAGTCAAAGTCAAGGTGATGACGGTAATATGGGAATGTTATTGAGTGAAGATGAACGTAAACAATTGATGGGTGAAGTTGATAAAATTACAAAAGAAATAAACACTCCAATTGAAATAAACTCAAAGAAATAATATGTCAGGATATTCCACATATAATTCAGTAATAGCACCAGTAAGAGTTGAGGATAATAAAGATAGTATTTTAAATTCAACATTACAGTTTGAACCTGCAGTTGTGTTGGATGTAATTCTTGATGATTCACATCCAATTTTTAAAACAAAGATTAACATCAATCCATCTGAATGGCCAGATGCTGCAAATGATAAACCTGCAGAACAAACTGATAAAGATTATACTTGGATAGGAAGAGTTTTGGTCAGACCATTTAGTACTCATAAAACAGTTGAAAAAGAAAAATTACCATGGGCATTACCATTGGAAAATACAGGTATAACTGAATACCCTCTTGTTAATGAAGTCATTGCAGTAGTAAATTATCTTGGTAAATTTTATTACACTAGAAAAATAAATTTAAAAGGATTTTCAAACAATGATGCTGATCCTACATATGAGCAACGTATTGGATTAAATAGAGGTAATAGAGAAATTAAAAACAATCCAACTGATCCGGACGTTTTATATAAAGGACCAATTTCATATTTAACTACTAAACAATATAAGAGTACAAGCAACGTAACTGTTTTGGGTAGATATTTCAAATCAAATGGAAAGATACGTTCAGTAAAAAGATTTGAAGGAGATACCGTAATTGAAAGTAGACATGGACAATCTATTAGATTTTCCGCTTATGATAGTATAAGAGATAATGATATAGGAGATCCAAAATATGCAGATTATTATAACAAAGATGGTGATACAAATCCAGTAAGCAATAAATTGGCAGGATTTGGTAATCCAATGATTTTGATTAGAAATAGACAAAAGAACATATCAAAGCCTACACCTGATATATCAGAAAAAAATGCAGGTGGATATGTATCTGAAGACATTAATCAAGACGGTACATCTATTCATATAACATCAGGATTAACAGAATCTAGTTTTAAATCAACATGCAAAAAGAAAATATTTCAAGATCCTTCAGTTTCAAAAGAAGAATCAGCAGCATTTTCTCCAGCAGGATGCACTAAATTTAGACCACCAATACTTACAGGTGATCAAATTATAATTAATAGTGACAGAATTGTTGTAAGTAGTAGAAATGGAGAAACTATACATTATTCTAAAAAGAGATATGGAATTGTAACTGACAATGAATATACAGTTGATTCACATGGTCAGATAGTAATGACTACAAACACAAAAACAGTGATTAATAGTCCGGCAATATATCTAGGTCAATATGATCAAACAAATGAACCCGCTTTGTTAGGTCAGACAACAGTTGACTTTCTGTATGACCTTGCAGATCTAATATTAGATCACGTTCATTGGCAATATCATGAACATATTACTTCCACAACAAATACTCCCGCAGATCAATCTGGTCAACTAGCAGATTATCCAACACAACTAACCAATCAAATTGCAACTCCACAAGAAAAATTAAAAGCTTGGAGAGATAGTCTTGATAAAATATTAAGTAAAAGAGTATTTTTAACCGGAGGTGGTTATGCTCCGGGAAGAAATGGTGGTTCTATTGAAGGGGGAACACCACCAACTGATATTAATGTATTTAACGGCAATGGTGTTCCTGGAGGTTATAATGGTAAAACAAGAGGTCCAAATCCATCAACTTGGAGTTAATTTATGTATACTTTACCTACACCACCATCATTAAACTTACAAAATCCACTAGGTTCTGTACCAACCCCTAGTTTACCAAGTATTCCTCCTCTTCCAAGTGTACCAAAATTGCCTTTAAAAAGAGTATCAGGTCTTGATTATAAAAAGACATTTACAGAAACATCAACATATAAAAATTTAAAAACAAACTTACCAACATCAGTACCTTCTATTCCATCTATACCCACTGTTCCATCAGTACCAAATTTTTCACTACCGTCACCTCCTTCAATACCATCTGTTCCTTCAATTCCTAGTATACCATCTATACCACCGTTACCAAGTATCTCAAATTTACCTACTGTACCTAATATTCCATCAATACCAAAGGTTCCAGTGCCAAATGTACCCCCAATGTCATCTATTATCAAACCACCTGCATTTCCAACTATACCTAAACTCAAAATTGTACCAATTTTGCCAGGTACACCGCTTTCAGTCCAAGCATCCATGATAAAACCAAGTTAATTTTGGTAAATAAATAAAACATTTTGGTATATAGTAAAATATAATTATATAGTATCAACAAGTATGAAAACACAAGAATTAAAAGAGATAATCAGATCAGTAATAAAGGAAGAACTTCAAAAGACTCTTCCAACTCTTATTCCTAATATTTTGAGTGAAATATTAACTGGTCAAAGTAAAACCACGGTTAGTGAAAAATTGGAAACACCAAAAGTTTCACAAAAACCGTATGAAAACATACAACCATTACAACCAGCAAAGAAAACATTTAAGAAATATACAAATAATGATGCATTAAATGCTGTATTGAATGAAACTGTAGGTGGAGTTCCAAGAGAAGGTTCTTATGTGGGATTAATGGGTGCATTACGAAGTGAATCTTTAGGTGGCGCTAATATTAATGAATCTGTAGAGATTCCACAACAAATAACACCAGTTAATGAAGAACAGGCCAAAGTACTTAATGTTATTAATAGAGATTTTAGAAAATTGATGAAAGCAGTTGATAAGAAAAAGACATCAGGTCTTGGTGGTGGTGGTTTAGTATCAATGTCATAATATGAATCCAATTGGTTTAACATTACCTTTAAGATCTGGCATAAATGGGTACTTTGAGCAGTCATATGACACTCTTACTCAGATTAAAGCTAACATCACTAATTTTTTTAACACCAGACCAGGTGAAAGAAGATTTAACCCTCAGTTTGGTACAAAATTGTATCAATATCTATTTGAACAAAATATTGAAGGGTTTGATGAGATTTTAAAGAATGTTATTAAAGAAGACATGAATTATTGGTTTCCAAATGTAATTGTAAATACTGTATTTTTAGACATTACAACCGCTCAAAAAAACAAGAACACTGATAATTATATAATAAGCATAAAAATACAATTTACGGTAAACAATCAAACTGATGTACTTGGATTAATTGTAACAAGCAATCTATAATAATATGGCCGAAACACAACCAAAATCCTTTCAACCTCTTAATAAAGATATTAGATATCTTAATAGAGATTTTGCATCATTTAAAGCTGGATTGATTGAATTTTCCAAGAACTATTTTCCTAAAACATATAAGGATTTTAGTGAAAGTTCACCTGGTACAATGTTTATTGAACAAGCTGCATATGTAGGTGATGTATTATCATACTACATTGATTATCAGTTCAAAGAATCATTGATGCCATATTCTGAAGAACGTAAAAATGTAATTGCTTTGGCTAAATATCTTGGATACAAAACTACTCCAACCAAATCATCCATAACTGAAATTGAATTGTTTCAATTAATACCATCAAAGGTTGATTCTGATGGAAATTATGTACCGGATGAAAAATATTGTTTGTCAATTAGAGAAAATATGGAGTTATTAAATAACTCTGATCAAAATTTCATTATAAGTGAACCAGTTGATTTTTCAGTTGATACTAGATTTTCTCCTAGAGAAGTTAGTGTATATTCCAGAGATGCATTAGGAGTTCCGCAATTTTTCTTGTTAAGAAAAACTACTAAGGCTTTTGCTGGTAAGATTATTACTAAAACTTTCACTGTAGGTGCTGCTACTCCATACTATAAAATTGTATTGGATGAAAAAAATGTAGTTAATATAATTACAGTTGTAGATGAAGATAATAATAAATGGTATGAAGCTGATTATTTAGCACAAGATGTTGTTTTTACTGATATAGATAACTCACAAGTTACAGATGAAAATTTCTTTGTTTATAAATCAGAAGTATCAAAGATTATCAAATCATTAAAGACATCAAGAAAGTATGTAACAAGTATTACCGCAGATAATACAACTTATTTGGAATTTGGTCCTGGATTGGATAATTATTCAGATGAAATAGTTTATCCAAATGCGTCTATTATTGGTATTGGATTATCAAATATTAGAAATACAGATATTTCTTTAGACGGAAGTAATTTCTTAAAAACAAATACATTTGGTGCAGCTCCTGCAAATACAGTGTTGACTATCAATTACATAATTGGTGGCGGATCACTTTCAAATTGTAATGCAAATGAAATTACTAGAATTAGTTCATATCAACTATTGAATGATGCAACATCATTGAATCCAGATGAACAAACATTATTTAATACAGTAAAACAAACTTTAAGAGTAAATAATTATACTTCCGCAGTTGGTGGTGCAGATGAAGAATCTGTAGATCAAATAAAACAAAATGCTATTTTGAATTTTACATCACAAAATAGATCTGTAACTAAGGATGATTATTTAATTAGAACATATGCAATGCCGCCAAAATATGGTTCAGTTGCTAAAGCATATATAACATCTGATACAGATTTGGTTTTAAACTTAAAGAATGATGTTTCAGGATTTGTTGATTATGATAACAATACTACATCAACAAATAATTCAGTAGATAATTATTTTAGAAAAATTAATTATGATGTAACTAATCCATTTTCAGTTAATTTGTATGTCCTTGGATATAATGAAAATAAAAATCTAACACAAATTAATGAAGCTTTATTTTATAACGTAAAAGAGTATTTAAAAAAATATAGACTTCTAACTGATGGAGTAAATATTATTGACGGATATATTATTAATATTGGTGTAAATTTTAAAATTTTAACATATAACAATTATAACAAAAAAGAAGTGTTAAATAATTGTATTTTAAAAGTAAAAGACTTTTTTAATATTGACAAGTGGAGTTTTTCACAACCAATCAATTTGAGTCAATTGGAACTGGAAATTGCAAGAGTAGAAGGAGTACAATCTTTAACAAATGTTGAAATTGTAAATTTGACTTCAAAGGATGGTAATTACTCACCACATGAATATGACATTTTATCCGCAACAAAAAATAAAATAGTATATCCTTCATTAGATCCATGTGTTTTTGAAGTTAAATACACTGACATAGATATCAAAGGAAACGTAGTATAATATGCACACATTTTTATATCCACAAAAAGATACATACATAACCAATGAAGTTGGATACGTCAACAAAAACTTTGGTATTGATGAAATTTTGGAATTGAAGGCACATCCAAATGTGACTAGAACAACAATATATTATCAATCATCTTCAATTAGTCAATCAGTTTATACCAATTTAGAATTAAACAATTTCACAGGAAATATTAGTGGATCTAATACATCAATTGATTCTAGTGGATATGCCAATCTAAAATTTATTAGTAATTCATCTATATCTTTTACAGGATCTTTAATTAATGGTGCAAATATTACTGGTAGTGTATCAGGTGTAGTATCAACCTCTTCAGTTTTAAATGGTACTACGTATGGTTCATCTGGACAACAATCCGTTGCACTTTCAAATGTAAGCGGAAGTTTAAATGGTTTTTCTGGTAGTTTTGTTGGAAGTTTAAATGTAACAGGTTCATTAATTGGTAATTTTACAGGATCAATTAATAATGCTTCTGGTAGTTTAAATAATTTTTATGGATGTATAAGTGGGTTTATATATGGAACACAAAGTTTGTATATTCCGTATTTTACATACATAGATGTACCTGATTTTAGCAGAATTTTGATTAAGTTTGATACAACTGAGATTTCTAAGTCTATATCCAATGGTTCAATAACCAGTGACGTTACATTTAAATTAAAGTTGAAGACAACACAAGCTAGTGAATTGCCTGTTGATTATACGGTTTATGGATATCCAATCAGTCAAAGTTGGAATATGGGTATAGGTAGATTTTCTACGGGAGGCGATTTGGTTGGCGCAAGTTGGAATAATAAGACTGAAAGTGGGTCTTTATGGTACGTTAGCGGATCAAATATTACAACAGGTACATCTGCATCTATAAATCAAGGTGGTACATGGTATAATACAGTTCCTTTGACATATCAATATAAATCATCTTCATTTTGTACATCTTCATTTAGTGGAAGTTCACTCATATGTTCACAATCATATGATTATACTACATCTGACATCAATATGGATATTACAAATATTGTTAAAGGGTGGATCTGTGGATGTGTTCCAAATGAAGGTATTATATTAATTAGTTCATTGGAATCAAGTACAACTAATGGAATTGATAGTACAGTTAAATTCTTTAGTAAAGAAACAAATACAATTTATCAACCATATATTGATATTTCTTGGAATGATAGTATATATACAACAGGCAGTATGGTTCCTTTAACTGGAATTGTACCATATACAGTTGTAATGCAAAATTTATCAAAGGAGTATAAATTTGGAAGCAT